CTCGGTAACGTCTTCGAGGATTTTACCGGTCTCCTGACCCTCTTCCAGAAATCTACCGATTCAGCCGAGGTGGTGGGTTCGAGTCAGGAGCCCGGCTAAACCCGGCGGTCGACTGGGAGCTGTGGCGGCCATGCACCGGAATCCCCGGTCTGTGTCCGCCGCTATGCACCTACAAAGAACTGCAGGACGGCACCTATTCGCTCGGCTGGGTCAAGCGGGCGAACCTGGTTATGGATGAAATGATCTACGCCCGCCACCTGGCCGAAGCCAATTCAAATAGCTGATTTTGTTTTCATCAGCTCTCTCCGTACGGAATCGAAGTCGGTTCTATAGAAAATGAGTGGCGGGTATCCATCGACTTCGATTTTGGTATTGGAGGATTTGACGGAGTTAAGAAGAAGCTTTCTGCCTGCGTCCGTAGACGGGCCAAACACTCTATTGCCGCCAGAGCAGACGGATTGAATTTTCACGTAGGTATCATTGATCTGATAAGGCGGAGCCTCTTCAGGCTGGCCATTTGCTTTTCCTCGGCAAAGTGCCGAGTCAAGCTCTAGCAAATTCAAGAAAATGTTTCCTTTGAAAATAGATGCGATCAGGAGCGGGCGATCAAGCGCTTCTGGCCGCATGAAATAGGTAGTGGAAGAGAATTTATTCCAATTTGTATCCAGTTGCGCTGAAGCACTACGAGGCGCAACAGTCGGACTCGGATCGCTACTGCATCTGATCCATTTTTTCTTGTATCCGACCTCCTTCTGTGGTCCGTAGCACCAGTCAAGCTTTTGTAGTTTGTCTGCGGGCTTTTCCATCTCGTAGCAAGCGAGGTGCGTGTAGGGGTCGTTGCCAGCCCCGCCTCTGCATTTCGAGTAAAGGTCTTCGACTTCAGATATCAGGGCGCGAGCCTCTCTGTTGGGCGTCTCCGCGCGGAGTAGTGGTGATCCTGTTGCTACCAACACAGTCAGCAGTGCCGTACAGGCCGCCTTACAAAAATTCTCTTGATTCATTTCGAGTCCTTCCAAATTAACGACGCAGTTTAGGTGTCGCTAATGCCGTTTTAATTCGCCAACGACAAAGGTTATAGCCGTGAAGGTACTTGAGCAATTCATGATCGCGCTCGGCCTCAAGGTCGATGAAAAGTCGTTCCAGGCGGGCGAGGCTGCTTTTGGCGGCCTGACCAAATCGGCTCTGCAACTTGGCGCTGTACTGGCGAGCAAACTGGCAATCGACAAGGTGGTAGGCGATTTCAAAAACGCCGGTACTGAGCTGAACAATTTCAACAAACTGACGAGCATCAGCACCCAAAACGTGCAAGGGCTGGGGCAGGCATATGCGTCCATGGGCGGTAGCGCATCAGACGCCTTCGATGACTTGAAGAGAATGCAGGACCTGATTGCGTCACCTAGTACAGGGAATACAGGCTGGTTCGGCGATGCCGCCAAGTTTGGCCTCGATCCTGGCGCCATTATTGGAGCTCAGAGCACCGCAGACGCCTTGGCGAATATCGCGAAGGAGTTCGAGCACATGACTCCGCTCAATCAGCGCCTGGCGGCTAATGCAATCGGCCTTTCTGAGGCAGGCACGCGACTAGCGATGCAGGGTGAGGCGGCGGTACGCAAGCAATTTGATATCACCGGCAAGATTGGCATCATGACCGGTAAGCAGGTCGAAGATGCGGCACGGCTCACTAAGGCTAATAGCGAGCTCAATCTCGTTTTCACTGACATGGGCAACACCATTGCGGGCGAGCTTACACCGGCCTTTGCCGATATGGCCGAGGACTTCGTCGCCTTCTACCGCGACAACAAGGACCTGCTCGACTCGGGGCTGAAGGAGTTCTTTGGCGGCGTGGCGGAGAATATTGAGCTGGTCGCCGCAGCTATGGCTCTTATGGGCGGCGCAAGTGCGCTCAAGGGGCTAGCGGCACTGAAGGCGCTGTTGGGGCTAAGTAAATCCACGCCACCCGCACCACCTCCTACGTCATCTGGGGTGCCTTTGCTGGCGCGCGCAGGGATTCCACTGGCTACGCTGTTCTACTCCAGCAACCTGAACGAGGGCGAAGACACCGAGCTGCTGAACAACAAGCTTAAAAATGGCGGGACCGTGGCGGCTGGCGCGACCATTGATTTCTTCAGGTCCAAGGGGTGGACGGAAGAGCAGGCGATGGGCATCACCGCCAACATTGAGCAGGAAAGCGGCTTCAAGCATGACGTTGAGGGTGACGGCGGCCAGGCTTACGGATTGGCGCAGTGGCATCCAGATCGTCAGGCGGACTTTGCCAAGTTCTCCGGCAAGGACATCCGCCAAGCCTCGGGCGCGGAGCAGCTTGAGTTTATTAATCACGAGCTCACTCGCGGCAAAGAGAAGGCGGCCGGCGACAAGCTCCGGGTGGCCGCTACCCCTTCCGAGGCGGCGGGAGTCGTATCGAAATACTACGAGCGGCCTGCGGATCAAGAAGGTGAAGCCGAGCGTCGCGGTGAAATGGCTGACAACTACGGTCGCTCAGCCCCTAAAGACGCTCAGGCGTCCAGTGCGCCGGCTGTTGATCTAAGCGACCCCGTTGTCTGGGCCAGGGTTCAGAAAGAGCTGAAACAGTCTGGAAGGCCGCAAGAAAGCATGCTGGATCAAGCGAAAACATGGCTTGAGTCCCATCGAAAGCCTCCTCCCGAATACTCGGTTAACGCAGTCGTGCAGCCGCCCAACCAGGCATCGGTCGCGCCACCGCCGAGCCAGGCGACCCCGGCCCAGCAGCCAGCGCCGAACATTGATCAACGGCAGTACCACATCAATGGTGCTGACACCGAGAAGGTCAGGCAGATTCTCAACGAGAGCATGTCGAAGATGACCGAGCAGACCATGCAATACTTCAGGAGCCCCGAGCTATGAGCCTGATGGGAATGTTCTCCAAGACGCTTCCTGCACTTGGACTGATCGAGTTCGATGCCAAGCTCGAAGGGATAACCAGCAAGGCGGTCTACATGACGCAATACCCGGTTGAGTTCGGGGCGAACGTAAATGACCACGCGATCCTGATGCCGGGCCGTTACATCCTGACCGGCGCTGTCTCAAATACCCCTCTCGGCCTGGATTTGAACGACGTCGGCATGATGGGCGTCGGCGCAGTCGCAACGGCTGTCGGCGGCATTGGCGGAGCAGCAATTAGCGCTGTCTCGGCCTACCTGCTGTCCGGCAGCGACGAAACGCGAGCCGCAACAGCGTGGCGAGCGCTCTCGGGAATGCTGGAGTCGCGTCGGCCTGTCGAGCTTATTACGGAGTTTGAGACCTTCCAGGACATGCTGCTAATCCGGCTGGATCAAAGGACCAGACCAGACAATGAGGACGGCCTGATCTTTATCGCCGAACTGCAACAGGTTCGAGTCATAGGAAGCAAGGTGCAGCGCCCCGGAAAGGGCGTTACTTCGGCTGATCAACTGATGAAAAACGATCCAGTGACCACGCAGGGCGCTCCAATGGTCAACACCGGTTCAGCGGCGGTCGAGGTGATCTAATGAGTAGATACAAGGTAGCGCTGCAAGCCCTACCCGCGCAGACGTTCAGTGCTCGGCTGGGCGCGAACACGCTGACGATCGAGCTGCAATGGATGGCCAGGCTGGAAGTGTTCCGCGTGAACATCCAGAGCGCATTGGGCGTCACCCTGACCTCGGGTCGCATCTTGCTGCCTGGCGTCGATCTGCTCGCCAATCTGTACCCGCCGCCACAGATTAGCTATGGCTCCCTGGCGCTTGAGGGGGATCAACCGACCCCGGACAACCTGGGAGTCGCGAACCTTTTGGTATGGTCCGATGACTGATGAAATCTTCCTGCGCCGTTACCGGCTCAAGGTGGGGCGGCCCACCGGCACGCTGACCTACGAAATGAACACTGATGGCGACGGACTGCGAATCACCTTCCAGGCCGTCCACTTCGCCGGCGGCGCGCTCAGCGTTGCCGAGATCACGATCTTCAACGTCACCGACCGTAATGCCCGGCAGATGCTTGGCGATGGGGTCGCTGACCGGTATCGCCTCATATCCCTGGAAGCCGGCTACGACAACATGTTCGGCGAGATATTCGTCGGGCAGATCACCAACGTTCAGCGGGTCATGGAAGACGGCGGCGCAACGCGGGGGATTCGTTTCTTCTGCAAGTCGTCGGCCAGGGAGCGCGATCAGAACCTGATCAACCTCACGCTGTCGCCTGAAACAGACCCTGTGCAGATCATCGAGGCATGTGCCGAGCCGTTCGGAGTTGAGATCCAATTCTACGGCGACTTCTCCGAACTCAAACGCAGATCGCGCGGCACCATCCTGCAGGGCAGTCCAACTGACCGCATGAATGAGCTGGCTGAGGCTTTCCAGTTCGACTGGATGGTCGAAAACGGTGCGCTCAAGATCATCAAACGCGGTTTCGCCATGGATAACGAGGTCTACGTGATCAGCTCCGGCACCGGCATGATCGGCTCGCCAGTGGTCACTGATACCGAAGTCGGCATTCGCTACAGCCTCAATCCCAAGATCAAGCTTGGCGATACCATCAAGCTGGAATCGATGGCGCCTCAGTTCGAGTTCTCAGACGTCTTCTTCTACGACATCCCCCGCACGATTGGCGAGGGCTTCTACAAGGTCAACTCACTGGTGTTCGCGGGGGATTCCCACGGCGACCAGTGGGAAAGCCAGATCAGCTGCCTGCGACTCAGCGCGGCGG